CTTGTTAAAGAAAGTTTTATATGGTCATCATCAACAACACTAACATAGTAAATTCCTGTCTCTATTCCACTTCTATTGTCATTTGGACCTATTACTCCAGTAGATACTGTTAATGGTTGATAATATACCTTCTCTCCTTGTAAAAATTCATGATTTGTGATTGTTATACCAGAACCAACAAGACCAAAATCATTTGAAGTAAAGGTTTTTGACCTATCTGTAGTATTAAAGTCACCAGATGGATATCCAGAGAATGCAGCAATACAATTTTCTTCTCTATCTACAAATGTATTAGGAACATCAGATAATAAGTAGTCTAGTCCAATAGAAGGTGTTACGTTTCTTAGATTATATCTAATTGTATAATGTGTCCCAACAACTGGAACTCCATTTTTAAGTATTCCACCAGTTCCATTACCATAATATCCAATAGTATTATCAGTAATAGAAGTTACTTTTACATTAGTGTCAAGAACTTTTCCAGTAAACTTCTCAAATACGTCAATAGTAGCATCAGACAATTTCTTAACTGAATGCTTGTCAATAGTAGTAATAATCTTATTATTAACATCAATACCAGATATTTGAGTTCCTCCAGGTCCAACTTGAGCAATAACTACATCAAAATCTATAGAATTGTTATAAATCCACTGATTAAACCTAACATCAGACTCATCAATAGTGTCTCCAAGGAATTTTACACCAATTTTATCAGCTGGGGAATAGAATTGTGTGCCTTCAATCTCATTTTTGGGAGCATCTACAACAGAACCAACTACTCTCATCTGACAAACCTTTGTCAAATCGTTGTTTTCATAACCCCAAACAAACTGATCTCCAATTATCGGAGTATTCTTTCCTAGACTTGTACTTGCTATACCAACACAACCAAAGAATTGATTATATGATTTTGAAGTATATTCAACTTTTCTATATGTCCCAAGAGCATCTGGATACCAAAAGAACCCAGTATTACCAAATCCAACAGTAGAATCTACTGTTACTACAGATTCAGTAATGCCCTTTTCTAGTACTTTTGTTCTATTATTGACATTAAATTGATTTTCTACAGTATCTCTTGATAAAAATACTCTATGATATGTCTTTGAACCTAAAAATACTTCTTCTACATTGGATATTGCACCAGTTGCAGTTGGATTAGTAGAAAAATCAGTAGCAGATCCTTGATATAAACTGTAAAGTTTAAGATTCATAGGATTACCTGTCAATGCTTCTACCATTATCTCATCACTAACCTGCCATTCGGCATCAGAAACAGATATGGTATTATTGAAAGGTTTGTCAATTACAACATCTTTAGCATATAGAACTTTGAATAAAAGGTCTATAGAAGTATCAGTTCCCTTAGATGTATAGAAATCTTTTGCTCTACTTAATATATTCTCAACAGCAAGACCTGAAGCAAATGGTCTTTTTTCTACTCCTGGTAAGAATTGTCCTTTAAACTTACTATAAAATTGACCAAGAAATACAAATCCAAGGTTTACTACTACAGTTCCAGCAGTATGTTCAGCTGATTCAGTTTCACTAAAAGTTAGAAATTCTGGATTACCTTGTGTCTCAATAGCACTAATACCACTGAATCCACGAGCACAACCAGTAAAGGAAGTAGCAGTTTTTCCAGTATATGTGATTATTTCATTATCAATCTTTAAAAGACCATAGGTATCTGGAAAACCCTTGGTATGAGTGACGTTTATAGTATCATCAAATGAAAGTACTTCAGCAGTAACAGCAACTACCTGTGGTGGGACAAGTGTTCCAGGTACAGGAATAGTTTGTGCTCTTACTGTTTCAATGTCTGATAATGTAGTAATATTCTTATATTCTGATAAATTATCCGCAATATTCGTTGTTCCATATTCACGTTCCTCAAAAATATAGTATTGCTCTAAAAACTCTTTGAATTTAGGGTTATCTGCTTCAATAAAATCTGGTATTAAGCTACTCAGAATATTAGAGATTTTTACTTTATTATTATCGAGCATGTCTTATCTTGTATATTTTGTGGTGCTGACAAAACTTGATGGTGGAACGTAAGTTACCCCAGACTTATTATAACCAGAAGTAATGATATCTTCTAACAATGTCAATTTACTGTTTGCTGTAGTATCTAGCACAATATAAAGGTTCTGTTTTGCAACAATATCATTGGATTCAGGGATAACCTCAATTTCTATTCTATTTGTAAGTGAAGTAGAAGAAATTGATATAGGATAGAGTTTTATTTCACCCTTTATGTAATCTACTGTACCTGCATTATTGTTGATATAATTAGGTTTTTCATCGACAATAGTAAAGAATTTTATTGTCCCAGTTGCACCTGTTTCATCATCTGGAAAATCTGTAAGGTAAACATTACCCTCTACTCCTTCTATCTTAAAGGAAGAAGACCTTATATTGAATCCTTCTTGATCTGCATGGAATCTATTACCATAACATAACTCATAACTAGCAAATCCATTATATACAGGAACCATATTCCTTCTCATTTTGAGAACAGTAATATTAGAAGTTACTGAATCACTGACTCTATCAATAATGTTAAGTAGTTTACTATACTTTAGTCTACCACCAAATTGATTGATATCACTAGATTTTGAATATTCTTCAATTGCAGCTTTAATATTAGATGCTAATCCTTCAGAAGTATCTGCTTTTCCTGGATCATAAGAAACTGTAGAGTCATATTCAACATAAAGATACTTAAGATCAATAAATTCTTGCTTAATTCCAGCAACAGTGTACTGTTTTAGTCCAGCTTTGATTGCTGTTTTAGATACATTTGATATAAATTCACCATTTTTAGGTTTTATAGTAATATAAACCTTACCATACTCAGGAGGATCTAATTCTTCTCCTCCATATGCACTTACAGACTCCACATTTCCGAATAGAGTTGGAATTAAACTAATGTAATCATTCGCTGTTACTGCTCTCTGCTGAGACGCATAGACCCTCGGAGCAAGGTATTTGATGGAATCTAAGGACTCTATGTCAGAACCGTTTTCAGACGCTTGTACAGTAGTTAGAAGAGATATCCCAGAAGTAATGTCAACCTCACCACCACCCAACATATAAGTCAATTTACCAGAAAATACAAAATTAGCAGCTCCATCACCACCTTCTCCATTTGTCACAATGTAACTTGCATTTATCGTACTACCGTTACCAGTAGGAACTGCCTTGGTAGAACCTGCTTTTTTACCTAAAGTACCATCACCAAACAGTAATTGGTACTTTTCATCATCAATTTCTTGTACTAAGAACAATCTAGAGTCCTTATCTACTTGGAAAATGTTCTCATACTTAATGTAAGTCTCATTAATTCCATTAGCATTGAGTACTTCTACTCTAATTGTTGATGTATCTATGTTAACATTAGGTAAAATGTACTTTGCATCAGTCTGTGACGAGTCTACAGGGAATTGTTTTGTAAGAAGAGTACCTTCATATAGACTAATATTGTCAAAAGTTACCAAACCATTGACATCTGCATTGGCAGTAATGTCATCAGGTATCGAAAACATGTAAGAACCGTTCTGAACATTACCTACTGCGACTAATCCTTTATGTAATTTGACTGTTTTTGCGTTTATACCACTTACATCTACACTAAAACTTACCTTTGCAATCGAAGCTTTCTTCGATCTTGGCACATAACCGATGTTTCTTGCCAAAGAAACGACATTTTCCCTTAAAGTAGCACTATCAATGAACGATTCATTGACTGCCATGTTGGTATTATAGGCAGTAATATAGGAATTATACGCTAAAGTGTCAATTAATATGGAAAAATTAGATCCCTCGAAGTCAAAGTCAGTAAAAGTTGAGTTAGCTCGCAGATAATCCTTGATCTGAGTGCGTAAATCGTTAAAATCTAGGTTAGTAAACTGATTAAGTGCCATTATATTCTGCTAGGTTGTAAGAGAAACTCTATATTTTGTTCGGGAAAAGGTAATCCAACAATATTATAACGAATAGTAATGTATAATCCATTCTCATCTATATCATCTTCTATGTTAACTTGAGTTAATTTGATTCTTGGCTCGAAATTATTAAGTAGAGACTTAATTTCTTCTTCCAAAGAAACACCAATATCCTCACCAACCAACTCAAATAGTGCATCTTCGATAGATGTACCTAGTAATTCGTTAAAAAACCTGTCTGTTAACCGAGTTCGGCATAAATTTATGACAGATTTCTTAATAGCATCCTCATTCCGAAGAGGAATAACGTCATTAGTGATAGGACTTCGTGTAAAAGATAAACTTATATCCTTAAATGCACGAGAAATTTGGACTGCCATTAAAAATTACTATTCTTTACATATATCTATAATGGTTTTTCGGTATTTTTTACGTTTCTCCAGTTAGGATCAGTATATTCACCTTCATAATCGTCTGGAGCATCGTGCATTACCTCCGAAAGTACCTTTTTAGAGGGTGTTTTCGGTCTCACATTATCAAAATAGGAGTTTGTAAAGGGATTCCGACTGGAATTGTTAGCCATTTTTAGTTTTTTTACCTAATATATTTAGATACGCACTAAAAAACCCCTTTCGGGGGTCTTATGTTATTCTTCTTTTCTTTCTTTTGCTGTTTTCCAGAAATAATTCTCTTCTGACCCCAATCCATCACGATCATGACCGTTTTCCACCTGATAATACACCGTTGATACACGAAAATCAGGAATATTAGGTGTCTCAGGAGTTAGACTATTATCATAGATCCTCATTCTGTTGTTTGGATAGAGACAAAACTGCCCATTATCCAATTCTAAGAGATTATGACTCTTATGTTCAGCTGGTTGTTCACTTGTAGAGTAGTCTATTGAATCTACATCTTGATGATAGTTATCTAATGTACAAATATATGTACCAGTTTGAGTTCCGTAGTCTCTTGTCATCACTTCATAGTGCATTGAACCAATAAATTGCTTCTGTACCGCAACGACTCCGTAATCCATACAATTCCAGAACTGGAGATTATGTAAGGTCATATCAGGTTTGGGTGTCTCAGGGTCGCTTGTGAATGCGGAGATCGGAAGTTTATCAAACATCGCAGCATACTCAGGTAAGTACGTTTCAAAATAAAAGGCACGACCAGGAATACTCTTAGCCGATACCCATACTCCTTTTACAAATTCACCATGACCACTTTTGTGGTCGGTTAGATATTCTTTTCTTACCCATACTTCATAGGAGGGTAAATTTGTAATTAAACAAGCCATTTAAACATGATGATAAACTTCTACATATGCCTGACACTTCGGACAGGTAAAATTAGAAAAGAAGTCATATTCTGACTCCTCTCCATCATTGATATCTTCCATCGAGTGGTCGGCACCCCAGATCAACTCCGTGCCACAGTGCCAGCAGTTCATCTGCCTTGACCCCTGTATCTCTTCTTTGCACCGTTACGACTCGTAGCAGAGTACTTACTATGCTTTCCTTTTCCTTGTCTTGTCTTCTTTGGGCGACTTTCAATTAATGAATCACCCATACTGAATCTCATTGCCATAATTAATAATTCCTAAACTTTAACGACGATTTTTTGACTTTGACGACGATTTTTTCACCGCCATTTTGTAAATGGTTTTGACTCCATTGCAATCTTATCCTTTGCCTCGATTAACTTTGCTGTCTCGATTTCATCACTTTCATCAGCATTCTGATGATGTGTGACCTCCTTGAGAGTCTTAAGGTATTCGAGAACGTGCTCTCTGATTTCCATCAACTGATCATAACACCCCTGATTATGAGCACAACCACGTAACTTATGGTCTGGTGCTAAAACTGACTCTGTAAACAGGTCTAAAGCCCTCTGATACTTTACAGAGGGACTTTCATCCTTTGAAACTGATCCTTGATCGTGCATAGCGTCCTCCTAGATAACTCTGGTTTTCTCGTGCCCGACTCGAATGAGTGGATCGCACCAGATCTCGAAACCTGCTTCGATTGCATCCAGACAGAACGAAACGTCCTCTCCACACATATCCTGTACCTCTCCAGACTCGAAGACTTGCATCTTTGGAGCAAACCAAGGGTATTTCATCTGCTCGTGCTCAAATACTCCATTCTTGATGAGCACCCAACCGAATCCTGTGTAATCACAAGTGAACGGCTTCTTTCTCTTACTCATGGTTT